TGGAAAATCTGATTTAGCAAATAGTGTATTTCAAGATGTCCAAGACGGAATAAGAACAAACGTAAGTTTCGGTTATGAAATCTTGGATATGGAAAAGGTAAAAGGTTACGAAGATGAGGACGATGATAAGAACTCATACAGAGTAGCAACCCGACCATTAGAAATCTCTTTAGTATCAATTCCTGCTGACACAACTGTTGGCGTGAATAGATCTAAAGAAAACATTAACAACAACACAACAATTTCAGAGGAAATAAAAGTTATGGAAAAAGAAAATAAAATCCAAGAACAAAAAAGCCCTGCGGTTGACAATGCTAAATTAACTGAAGAAGTTAGAAAGCAAGAACTTGATAGAGTAAGAGAAATATCAGCAATTGGTTCAAGACACAATATGAGAACTTTTGCAGATGATAGTATCAAGTCAGGCGTAAGCGTTGCTCAATTTAAAGGACTTGTTCTTGAAAAAATCGGTAACGAGAAACCTTTAGAAACACCTGTTGATAGTGTAGATATGTCAGCAAAAGAGCAAAAAGAATATTCTTTAACTAGAATGATCAATGCTCAAATGTCAGGCAACTATGCAAATGCAGGTTTCGAAAAGGAAGTATCAGACGAGATCGCGAAAAAATCACAAAAAACTGCAAGAGGATTTTTTGTACCTCAAGAAGTTTGGAAAAGAGATTTATCAGTTGGGACTAACTCAGCAGGTGGATTTTTAAGACCAGACGTTCACAGAGGGGATTTATACATTGATCTTTTAAGAGATGAAGCAACAATAGGTAAATTAGGTGCAACTGTACTTAATGGCCTAAGCGGAAATATCCAAGTGCCAAAAATGGCAGGTGGTTCGTCTGCTTCTTTTGTTGCTGAAAACTCAGCAGTATCAGAAAACAACCCAAGTTTCGCACAAAAAACAATGACGGCGAAATCTTTAGGTGGTTTCATTGATGTATCAAGACACTTATTGGCTCAATCAAGCCCAAGTGTTGATCAAATACTTAGAGCAGATATGATCTCAGCAATCGCAAATAAAATCGACGATGTTGCTTTTGAGGGTGGCGGAAGTAATGAACCAACAGGTGTACTTGGTGGTTCGCCAAACGTTATCGCAATTGGAACTAACGGGGGCGCAGTAACTTACGCGTCAACGATCGATTGTATTACTCAGGTTGCTAAAGACAAAGGTTTAAGAGGTAACTTAGGTTACGTTACTACACCTGAGGTCATTGGTACAATGAGAACTACACCAAAAGTATCTTCAACTGATAGTGTTATGATTATGAATGACGCTAACACATTGAACGGTTACAATATATTTGGAACTAATCAAATGCCAAGTAACTTAACTAAAGGTAGTACAAGTGGTTCTTGCCACGCGTTAATCTTTGGAAACTTCGCAGATGTAATGATTGGTTTCTTCTCAGCAGTAGATGTATTGGTTGACCCTTATACTGCTTCGTCTAGTGGAATTACTAGATTAGTGTTTATGCAAGATATGGACATTATCGTAAGACACGACGAAAGCTTCGGTGCAATCAAAGACATAACTGTATAATAGTTATACTTTAACGTGGGCGGTCAACACCGCCCGCGTTTATTTCATTAACACATAGGAATTATAACAATGGCTAAATTTAAAGCAGAAAAAGGTTTTACTTATAAAGGTAAAGATTATTTTAAAGGCGACAGTATTGAAGTTGCAGATGTAGATGTTGCAGGTTTAAAACAATATGGCAGAATTTCAGAGGGCGCAGTAAAAGTAAAAGAAGCTTCTGAAAATAAAGCTAAAGGTCTAAAAAAAGCAGTTAAAAAAATATTTAAAAAATAAATATTATGGCAAAACTGCCTGAGTATTTTTATATAGATCGTAAAAAATTTTATATAGAATATTGGAACAAAGAAGAAGCGAGTAAAGTTCAATGCGACGGGCAGTTCGATTTAGACAAAGCAGTAATAACTATTAACAAAGATTTAAAACCTAAAGATAAGTTAATTACTGTCATACACGAATTTTTACATTTTTTAGTTTGGTATAATAGCTTAAAGCTAAATGCTAGAACCGAAGAACGTTATGTAGATTTGTTTTCAACACAGTTGATACAAATACTACTAGATAAAAAAAATAAAGATTTAAAAAATTTAATAATAAAAATATTAAAAGATAATTAGTGCTACAAAAAGTTTATCGCTTAACTTGGGGTGGTGCATATCTAAAATGCTAATAGGGGTGGTAAGAGTTAATGGCGATAGAAGAAACAACAGAAAGAAGTATATTTTTTGATACAGATGAGTTCGCAGATAGTATTACAATTACAATTGGCGGAACACAAACTACGATTAAAGGTATATTTGACAACGAAATGACAACAATTGACGTTGGCGATAACGCAGGTTTAACGGCTAACCAACCTAAGATAACTGTTAAAACAAGTGATGTAACTAACGCAGACTTTGGCGACCCTGTTGTAATTAACTCAGTAAATTACACAGTTAATAACGTTTTAAAAGACGGTACAGGAATTACAGAACTATTTTTAACAGAACAATAAAATGGCACATAAAAGAACAAGTATTAGAAACAATGTTACTACAACATTAACAGGATTAACAACGACAGGCTCTAACGTTTTTGAGAGTAGAGTATATCCAAACGAATTAGCAAAATTACCTTTACTAAATATTTATAGTAATACAGAAACAAGCGAACTATCTAGTATAGGTAAGATTGAACGTAACTTAGAAATAATGATTGAGGGCTTTGCAAAAGCAACCGCAAACATTGACGAAACTTTAGATACAATCGCAAAAGAGGTTGAGGTTGCTATGGCAACAGATCTTACTAGAGGCGGACACGCTAAAGATACATTTATAACAAATACAGAATACGAATTAGAAAACGTAGGCAATCAGCAATTAGGCGTTATTAAAATAACTTATAACGTACACTACTTAACAACTAAAGCTGACCCTGAAACATTAGGATAATATATGGCAAAAAGAATTATAGTCGTAAAAGACAATAATAAAATTGAGATTTGGGACAACGAATTAGAAACTTTTGAAAAAAAAGGTTTTAAAAAAGAGGGTTCTAAACCAATTATAAAACCACAAACAAAAAGTAAATTAACAATAAAAGAGGATAAATAATTATGGCAACTCATACAGGTAGCGCAGGTGTTGTAAAAGTTGGTACTAATACTGTTGCGGAAGTAAGAAATTGGTCAGTAGATCAATCGCAAGACACAGTAGAAACAACTAAATTAGGCGACACAGTTAAAACATTTAAAACGACTTTAAGTGCAAGTTCAGGAACAGTAGATTGTTTTTGGGACGAAACAGATACGTCGGGACAAGGCGCAATGACTATTGGTGCAACAGTTACTTTAAACTTATACCCTGAGGGTGCAGATAGTGGCGACACTTACTATTCAGGTTCAGCTATCATCAATTCAATCGGTGTTGCGCAAGCACACGACGGTTTAGTTGAGAGATCGTTTGGTTTCCAAGTTTCAGGTGCATTAACAATAGCAACAGTATAATAATTTATGTCAGATATAGACAAAGTTATTTCACATTTTGCAGATAAGAAAAAAAGAACAGTTACAGTAGAAGAATGGGGTGTAACTTATTATATAAGTCCATTAACTATTGCAGAAACAAGACGTTTATTTCAATCAGCAAAAAAAGATGAAATAACAATGCTAGTTGACGCTATTATTATGAAAGCCGAAAAAGAAAATGGCGACAAAGCATTTAGCGTAGCTGACAAAGATAAATTAATTAATCAGGCAGACGTAGATATAATAAAGACCTTAGGTTCTTTTATTGTTAATGAAGTCAAAGAGGACGACGTAAAAAAAAACTTCGTTTAGAGCCTGACTTTTACGCAATATTTTTTTTAGCAGAAAAGCTAAATAAAAATATTAGTGAAATATATAATATGTCAAAAGCAGAGTTTGACAGTTGGTTTATGTATTTAGAAGTTAAAGCCGAAAAAGAAAAATTTCAAAACGAGAGATTAAAGCATAAGAAATAATATGGCACAAAAAGGTATAAATTTTAAAATAACCGCAGTTAATAAAACTAAGCAGGCGTTCGGACAAATAGGTCGAGGTCTTAAAGGTATTACTAAAGCGGTATTTAATTTTAAAACTGCATTAACAGGCGCAGTTGGTATAGCAGGTATGGGTTTATTAATAAGAAACTCATTAATAGCAACCGACCGTCTTGGAAAAATGTCAGGCGTATTAGGTATTGCAGTTAAAGATTTACAAACGCTAAAACTAGCGTCTGAAATTAACGGTATTGAATTTGAAACTTTTGCAAAAGCAACAAGACGATTAGTTGATAACTTTGGCGACTTCTTACAGGGTACAGGGGAAGCTACACAAACATTTAAAGCTTTAGGTATATCTATAAAAGACGCTAACGCAGTTAATGGCGATCAAATGGCAATCTTAGGTTTGATTGCAGATAGATTAGATTTAGTTGAAAATAAAACTATGCGTCTAAAGTTTGCGCAAGAGATATTTGGTGGTAGAGGTGCAGAACTAATTAATGTTTTACGAGGTGGTTCGGAAGCTTTAAAAAGATTTGCTATTGAGAGTGATAGATTTGGTTCTTTAAATAGTAAGCAAGTTAAAGCAGTTGAGGATTTTAACGATAGTGTATTAAGATTAAAAACAGTATTTGCAAATATTGTAAATCAATTAGTTGCAAATGTTAGTCCTGCTTTTTTAAGATTATCAAGAGCAATAAGAGAAAAAGTTTTAACAAGTATAGAGGACGCAAACGGTTCAATTCAAAATTTTGCCAATGTAGGTGCTAAAGATTTAATAGA